GGTCCGGGCAAAAGAAGCTGTTAAACGGATTTCGGACTGGCAGGCAAAGATAGAGGATATCAAGCTGAATACAGACGGAACACCGGTAAATGATGATGGAGGGGCATCGGACGCCCTTGAGGGTTTTGATGCCATGCTCCGCCGTGAACTGAACCATATCTTCAACGCGGATGTCTATGACATTGTGTTCAATGGGCAATCTCCCCTGTGTATTGTTGGAAAGGAGGAGAAATGTTTCCTTTTTGAGGCCTTCCTGTCTCCTGCCATGCAGATAATAGAGGAGGAGATAGATGCGTTTGCGAGGGATAGCCAGGCACGCGTGGATAAATATACAGCAGGGGATCATAAATGATTGGGCGGCTGCCAACATCCCTCATGGTGGCAGGAACCGAGCGGAAGGTCCGTCCTGATTTCCGCGATGTCCTGGTAATAATGCAGGCCTTTAATGACCCGGAACTGTATCCAAGCGAAAAGTATGATGTAATGCTGACTGTACTGTATGAGGAACCGGATGGAATACCTCCTGAGGCAATCCCTGAGGCAATTGAAAAGGCCCTATGGTTCCTTGATTGTGGCCAGCAGGAGACAGACAACCCATCACGGGTGAAGGTGATGGATTGGGAACAGGACGAAACCCTGGTATTCCCTGCTGTCAACAAGGTGGCTGGACAGGAAGTCAGAAACACCGAGTACATGCATTGGTGGACCTTCATGGGATATTTCATGGAGATTGACGATGGTACATTTTCGACTGTTGTCGGTATCCGGCAGAAGAAAGCCAAAGGCAGGAAGCTGGAAAAATGGGAGCAGGAGTTTTATAGGAACAACCGGAAACTCTGCGACCTCAGGAAAAGGTATACCGAAGAGGAACAGGCGGAGATTGATTATTGGAATAAGCTATTGGGCTAAGACGCAGGACAGGCGTCTTATTTTTATGCCCTGGAATGAGGTGAAGATATGGCAGCGGACGGAAGCTTGATATTCGACACAAAAGTGGATACGACCGGATTCGAAAAAGGAAATGATAGTCTTCTGAAAGCAGCAGAAAGACTTACTGCGGCAATTGAAAACCTGTCCACCAGGATGGACCATTCGTTCTCTTCCTCCGGGGCCTCCGCTGCGTCAATGGCCCGGGAGGTGGACAATGTTTCAGAGTCCGCCAGGAAAGCAAGGGAGGAAATGGAGCGCCTGGGGAAGGAAAAGGCGGCAACCTTTTCCGGTACCATTACAAATAACAATGAGACACCGTCAGCCATCCCGGATGATGGGAAACGGTATGACATCTATGGGAATGATGTTGATGCCATCATAGCTAAAAACCGTGAACTGGAAGCAGCCGCCAGACAGACGTCCGCAACCGTAACTGCCGAGGCGCAAAAAGAAGGAAGGGCAGTAGTCGGATTAAGGGATTCCATAGTACTTGCCGTTGAGTCGTTTAAACATTTCCCGGGTAATATAGTATCGCTTTTCCAGAGGGTTGGCGCGGCAATGGAAGGGACGCAGGGGAAGGCAAGGACGTTCCAGGATGAAATAGACCGCTATCAGGACGCGCTGTACAATGCAGAGCGGAAAGGGCTTGGATTAGGAAATGCGGAATATGACGAAGCATACAAGGGGCTCACACTTGCCAAGGCTGCTGCAGAGAAGTATAAAAAATCCTTAGTAGGTGTGGACAGCATCCAGAAGAAGGCAGGCAGTTCGGCCGATAAGATGGGTGGTTCCATAAAACGGGTTAAAAAAGAAACGATACCGTTGACTAAAAGCATACTGAAGCTTTCCAACATGTTTAAGTTAATGCTTGTGCGTATGGGCATGAGGGCGGTAATAAAAGCAGCGCAGGAGGGCTTTAGCAATCTGGCCAGGTATTCGGACGGGACGAATAAAAGCATTTCCATGCTGATGTCTGCGAATACCCGGCTTAAGAACAGCTTTGCCACAGCGTTTGCTCCGGTTTTACATACAGCGGCACCAGCATTAAAACAGATGATTGACCTGCTTTCTGCCGCAGCAACCTATGCGGGCCAGTTCATCGCGGCACTGACAGGCAGGAGTACGTTCGTGAAAGCAGTGGATGTTGAAGAGGATTATGCGGCTTCACTTAAGGAAACAAATGAGGAACTGAAAGAAAAGGAAAAGGAGACCAGGAAGCTTGCCTTCGCATTCGATGACCTGATTCAGGCTCAGGGTGGGAGTGATTCCGATACATACAAACCACCTACCCCGGACCAGATGTTTGAAACAGTTGAAATAGAAGGGAAAATCGTAAGATTTGCGGATACAGTAAAAGGCATCCTTGCAGGCCTCTTTGACCCCATGCGCCAGTCCTGGGATGAGAATGGATCCACGGTCATCGATGCCGCAGGGTACGCCCTTGACCGCCTGAATAGACTTGGAAGTGATGTGGGAAGGACCTTCATGACTGTCTGGGAAAGAGAGGGATATGGGAAAGCAGTCACGGATGATGTGCTGGTTTCCGTATCGAACCTGCTTTACACAGTCGGGAACCTGGCGGATGGTTTTGACCGGGCATGGGAGAGCGGCGATACTGGACTGCTGATCATGCGTCATCTGGGGGACCTGCTGTTAGAGGTGACCGGGTTCTTCCGGGATGCCACGGGGGAAATCAGGATATGGTCCGGGACACTGGATTTTTCACCCTTACTCAAGTCATTTGATGGGATCCTGGTAAGTCTCAGGCCAATCGTGAGCAAGATTGGGGATATACTTTTATGGCTATTGAGGGACATCCTGCTTCCATTGGCTAAAT